AGGCCCCGCCCTATCTAGACGAGGCCTCACCCAATGGGATCAAAACACAAAGGAGCGCCTAATCTCTTCCATATTCGGAAGAGGAATATCAGAAGGCCACAACCCTCTAGCCTTTAGTTGGTTAGCTAAATACTCAACAGCCTTGGAAGAAGGGGAAAAACAAAGATTATGGGCAAGCCCACAAACTCGTTCTGCTCGCTCACGCGAGCGCATCCTCCCTCCCACGACCTGAAGAGCATATAACATTCGACTTTCGTGATAAATTGGAACAAAGTATCGATGACCACGGTAAATCCACGTGCCGCAAGCGGCACCTAGAAAAACCAAGCCTTCGACACTATTGGAAACAACATAATCCTTAATATCAAACCCAGCAAGCTGGAAGGTTGCCCGAAGATCTGGTAGGGACACCCAACTTTCGTCGAGTGCCCCTCCCACATTATCGTCTGAATATAATTTAGGCGCAATGACTGAAATAGCGTGCTCATAACTTGGTTGAAGATGCTTTTGATCGCAAACTCTTAAGTAATGGCAAAAAGTGAGTATAATATGAGCGATAGTGTTATTGGTACTTGTTTTAAGTCGCCCAGATTTTTGGTCCAAAGAAGTGCCGACGATCCAACCGTCTGGAAGCAATTCTAAGGAATAAGTCGCGTTCTCTTTCAACCACGAAAGATCATAAGCATAAAGCTCATGAACTTCGTTTTCGAAAAAGTTGTCGCGTACCTGTTCAACTAGTCCATCAAGGGTAGGGCCGTAACCCTTATCCCAGAACTTAACATCGTAAGTAACTTTAACTGGCCACTTGGCCAGTTCAGTGAAAAGACGATGCCAGCCTCCGTGTTCCTTGACGAACCCTAGAGCAGACCAGGTATTACTCAATTTCATAAAGACCTCGTCCATATCGCCGTAATACATTTTCTCCAACAAAAAATAGTCTACAGGGGGGTTCCTAAAGATACGAATCTTTCCATTCGCAATCTTTTCAGAATCCATGTATTCCACCTTAGGGTTGGCAGTCCAGATTGGTACCGGACGAAGAACATTGTTAGGGCTACAATACCACTGAAGGTATTCAGAGTAGCGATAACAAAATTGATCTTTCTTCATCCGATAAGGAAATCCGGCCGAAGTATCACCGACGAATTTTACGTGTTCCAATGAACGTCGAGTAAACTTTCCAATTAACTCACGGAAGTGCTTAACAGTATATTCCACAGCCACCGAAGTGACCTCAAAAGGAATGTTAAATACTTCTCTTTTGTCACCCTCAAGCAATGCTTTCTCAACATTAAACTTAGATGGGCGCACTATTCCATATTCCGTAGGGACCTGAATTCCGAAATCAGTTAAGATTTTTACGCATTCAATGTCCGTGAAGCCGTATGACGAATTTTCCCCTAAAGGTATGTACCTAGCACATCTTCCAATAGGGGTCGCCTGTTTGAGTAGGACCCGAGTAAGATCACCCGGGACCGAATCAGGATACATGCGACTTATTTCTGGCCAGCCGAAGCCTGGCCGCGAAAAAGCAAGTCAACCAATG